GCGTTGATATAACAATACCAACTAAGTATGTTGATCCAAGTGGACGAACATTCCGCGGAATGAACATAAGAGTCAACCCAGGTCTTGCAAAACTTGGTAAGCCATCCGGACCTTCACCTAAATTTTGGGGTATGAAAGGTGGCACACCTGCGTTAACTAGAGAGTACATAGATGAAGTAGCTCTGATGAGCTTTCTACTGTATTCTATTCCACGTTGTGAAAGAATATTGTTTGGAAAAGATCAAGTTGCATATGCAACTGAATTAATAATTCAATGGTCTAGAGAAGGAAAAGAAGGGTGGGGTTTTAATACTCAAGCATATGCGGAAGCATATTGGCCCGGTAGAAAATGGCCTGAAGGAACAAAACCTAGTGCATTGTGTAAATTAATTGGCGACGATCCCGTGCATAACAATCACTTTCATATTAGACTGAGAGGACCAGGACTTGCAGCAGGGCCATTTAATAGGCATGGAAGAATTAGATATCCAAAAGATGCCAAACCAGGCTATGATAAAAAAGGCGGTAGATGGGGTACAAAAAGCACCACCCGCGATCAAGGAAATGGTCAATTAGATAGAGGACAGCCAGGGTTCACAGAACCTAAAAGCACCTATAAAAAATAAAAAGAATTAAATTGGAGCTATTAACAAAAAATGTTAAAAAAAGCATATGACATATCAAAACTAACACCGGAACAGAAAGTAAGGACTAATTTAAGTGCTCAATCGGAAAATTATTTAGGTATTAGGGGAGACACTCTTCTAGAACCATCGATACTACCGATGAGAGCAAAATCAGAAAAAAGATTAACCGGTGATAATGGCCAGTGCATATCTTTAATGAGGGACACCCCTGGTGCAATTGGCACAGGCTATGGCGCCCAGACAGGCGCCGGAACTATCACCATTGGAGTTGGATACAGTTCAGACGATCCGAGTCCAACCACTACCGCAAGTCCGAAAGGGTATGGAATAGAACCACTGGCCGCAGTTAGAAATCACAAGACCACAGCTGCTGAGATATATATTTCTCAAAAAACAAACCCCGATGACAATTTAAACTTAACAGAGGGAAATCTTGGTCAATCTAGAGCTAAATCATCTATTACTTTAAAAGCAGATTCTTTGAGATTGGTAGCTAGAGAAGGCATTAAGTTCGTGACCGGTGTAACTGAAGGTGAAAAGAATTCGGCCGGCGCCCCAATTTATAGTGTGCCAAGAGTGAATTTTATTGGTGGCAATAATGACAGCAATTTACAACCAGTTGCTCAAGCAGGTCAGATTGAAACTGTGGTTAAAGATATATATGAACAAATAAGCAACCTTAATAGTATATTAGATACATTTATAACGGCTCAAATTGAATTTAATGGCGAACTTGTAACCCACTCACACCACAGTGCAGCAATACAATCCGTAGGTGTATTGGCAGCCGGGAATCCTTTTGCTATTAACCAGGGGAAAACAGAAATGTCTTATGAACTTTTGTCTCCAGGAATGAAAGCAATATCTAATGAATATGTGGCAAAAATTGATGGCATAATGCAAAAATTGCAGTTAGCTGTTTCTAAATTTAACAGCACTGATGCGGTAGGTCCAAAAAATGCATCAAGTCCGACCTTTTATACGACGTAAAGAGAGAAAAAACAATGAGTTATTTTAAAAGATGGTACGTACAACCTCCAATTGTAAAAATAGATAGCGAGCTAGCAAACACAATATATGATGAGAGAATTGCAGCAGCATTCCCATTAGGTCATCAATTTGGCGGTATTGAATTTATACAATTAGAAAGCACAACAGAAGATGGCCAGCAGCCTACTTTTAAACAGCTCACTGACGACGCAGACGATATTTTCCCTGATATGGTTGGAGAAATATATCATTGTAATGTAAAATTTCCAATAAGCCAGATAGAGCGGCTTTGGGACGTTGATGTAATAACAAGCAGAAGCTATCTAGATGCAGTAGCGTTAGCCGACATAAACTTTGGAAGTTTTTTAAGAAGCAAAATAATGGAGGATTTTGTTGATTTTGAAGAGTTTAAAATACCAAAAGTTGGACAGTATTTGAGAAATGATCCGGGTGTGGTTCTGTACTATCCACGCACTGGGGTCAAAGTACCTATAAGTAAAAATGAAGGACTCGCGCTTTTTACAGCCATAGAGAGAACATCAGACATATTTTTAAGCGGCCGCTATCATATTGATACTGGTAACGCAGAGGCTGGTTCATTAATAAGTTTTCAAGCTATTATTTTCATACCAAAGAAAATCACAGAAGAAGAAACTATTCAGATGTCTGGCAATATATATGCTGCCACCGATAATGAAGAAGGCGCGGTAAACTTATCTGGTGAGACGTTTTTGGGATTAAATAGATTAAGAGATTTAGCATGTGTACCAAAGCCAAAAATAGAACGAGCCCCGAAACAAGATGATCCTACAGCACATACAACAAAGAAAAAACTAACGCCGAGCGAAATAAATGCAAGAAAACTAACGAAGCAAGAAAAAGTTGATATATCAAAAAAAGTCAAAGCAAAACTTTTACAGGTTAGTGATTCATCTTTTATAAATGCCCTGCTGAACGCTGACAAAATAAAAACTACAAGAGATGTGATGGATTTTGTTTTAAATGTTTTACCACTGCAGCAAATAATCAATATTGCTATTGAGTGTTTAAAAAAATATTTACCGGACCCACCAGATGTAGTTGTTTGTAATATAATAATGAGAAAGCTTTCTAATAGAGATGTTAAAAGGCTCTTACAGTACGCAAATGTTAATTTGACAACAGATACGGTCGCCGCAGCATTTAAATCAGAGTTGATAGACAAGTTTGACGGATCAATAGAGGATGACCCTGCTGGGTTTAAAAGTTTTTTACTTACACAGTTCAATACTAATGTTGGCACAAAAGAAATAATCTGTGCCATGGTTTTCCTTGCAATACCTGCAGCTATAACCCTGTTAGCTATATACACAAAGCAAGAATTTGGTTCTTTAGTGGGAGAATCTGGTGTATGTGCAGATTCGCTAACTCCCCCAGAAATAAAGACAAAAGAGTTACTAGAGAACCCAGCAAAAACAGCTTTGAATGCGATTGAAGAGGGATTAAAAAATCACCCAATATTATCTTTCACTAAGGACTTACCCGATAATCTTTTAAGACAATTAATTTCTTTTGTTAACAAAATTATAGTTGAATCGATCTCATTGATGCTTCAAGAGCTGGCTTACATGTGTGACGGAACAAGTAAAAGTGATTTTGCTAATTCTCCAACTCAAGCTTCTCCGTTTAATTCTGACATTAATGATTTACTAATCAATAAAAACGATGATGCAGTTTACGATGATTTGTTTGATTTTGTTTTTGACGAAAATCCTGGTGCTGCAGTAGACAAACAATTAATAAAAGATTTTTTTGAAGGACTTGCAGAACTACTATCTCTATCAGAACTTTGTATATTAATGTCAGGCGATCCTAATGATTTTAGATACAATCTTGTTGTAGATAAAATATTTTATGGACTTTTAGCTCTAGATGGCTATGCTCCTATTAAACAAGTATTGAATACTCGGCAAAAGCTTATAAATTTTATTAATGTATTTGCTGAAAAATTTGATCAGGTTGCTTGCAATGACAGAATAGAGGAATTAACAAAAAATAAAAAATTATTATCTGAATTATGTAGCTCAACAGATGATGCATATATCAATGATTTGAAAAACAAAGCTGCACAGAGTGCCATAGACGATATGTTAAATCAAGAAAAAGATCTATTAAACGATCTGTTGGATGCTATTAAAGATTTAACTTCACCAGAAATTCCTGAAGCTTTCTGTGGACCAGCTGCAACAGAAAGCGGAGCCGAAGTTCTATTGCCGTCTTTTCAAGATAAAAGTCAAGTTTATTTAGCAAAAAAGAATTTATCGACAATATTAAGATTAGCTAATAGAACATTTCAAACTGAATTAGATAATTTTAGACTACTATTTAGTAGACTTCCAGGCGACCAGCTTATATCCCCAAGAATGGTTAGTACAGTTTCTAAAATAATGTCGACAGGTCTTGATGTTTCTAGAGCAATGGCTAAAACTTATGAAATTGATCCAAAAGATGAAAATGGTAATTCTATTTTTAACACTGATGACATTAAAACAGATTTAGGCGACTTTACTGCTCTTCAAGGGCAGATTGCACCAAAAGTTAATCTAGTTCTTACTGGATTGTCAAAAGGAACAAATTTAGATATATCTGTTGCTGAAAGCGATGAATTTGGTGGTCTAGTTTTAAGAATTGCAACTTTCTGGGACGATAAACAACTAAGATATTTTGCTCACTATATAGCTCCCGCAGGAGTTAAACCAGATGATTTTGAAGAAACAGATTATATAATACCTGGGTTTGAAGATGATGACGATGATGGCATTCTTCCTGCTGGTCATACAAAATTAATATACTCTCAGTTGCCAGCACAGCAGTCTCCAAACAATCTTGCACCTATAGGTACCCCCATAGCGATATACAATGGTCTTGTGCCGGATGGCTCTTCTGCTCTTCCACTAAAAAACATTGGCATATTTCAATCCTATGGAGCAAACCGTGAAATACAATCTCCTTTTAAAGATATAATAAAGGAGTTTATAGAGGAAAAACCAGAATTTTTTGGGGAAATTTTAGAAAGAATAATAGTTGAACACGCTGAATTTATCAGTGTAAATGATTTTTTTAGAAAACAAGTGTTTGACAGGTTAAATCTTTCTACGACCAATGCTTGCGATCCTTCTCTTTTGTATTTTAGTGATATCACTGGTAAAATGCAATCAAGGACAGAAGGTATTGAGTGTAAGGTGGGAATTGGAAATATTCCTACACCGACAGAAATTGTTCACATTGCCTCTCTTTACGAGGCAACACTTAGAGTTGTTACATTGACTGAATTAATGAAAATGATGTTTGTCTTTGTTTCATTCGGAATCGAAACACTGCTTCCAGAGATAAGCAATACGATACCAATAACTCATTCTTTTTATTACAATTATCTTGTTGAAAAAGTTGATGAAAGAATGAAAGAAATAATTCCTGACCAATTTAAGTCTGATATGGATAGAGCGGTTGATATGATAGCGGCTCATGATCTTGGCATTGATGAAAAAGATCTTGATGGCCCACAAAGGCTACAATTGTTTGTATTTGATTCTATAAAGGTATTGTCAACTGGATTATTGAACAGAATTAAAACTGCTGGCTTTAAAACTAAAATCAATGATTCGAGCCAAACAACACCTCAACTTATTGGTAATTCCGATGATGATGAAATAACAGGAGAGTTTTTAAAAAGCATATACACTGCGCCATCAAGCACTATTTTATATGAACAAATTATAAGAAATTTAATTCCTGCTGAAAAAGAATTAGCAATATTATCACCTCCAGATGTTATAGAAGTTGATTTTGCTAAAAAGGAAACATTCATACCTGCTGGTTTTTATTCAAGTAATCCAAGACTGCAAAATGGAGGATTTTTCATCGAAGAGGGTATTGAAGTGTTAAGTCATAGAGTTTTTGACGAAACACAGATTGGGCGCTTCGCTTTAAAACCAAAAGATCTTCTCAGTTTGATTGCTATGTTGCCACATGAGGGCACGACACACCAAGCCAGTCTGGGTGAAAATGTAGCTGCTATATTATTGCATAAACCAAGTTTACTGCTTGAGGGCGGCCCGTCAGCGGAATTTGTGCCAGAAGATACAATGTTCCTTGATGATATACACTATCAATTTCGCTTAATGAAAGCAAAAAATGTCGTTAATCTGCTTGGTATTGCAAAGGCATACGATGAACAAAATAAAAATATAATGCTTGATCATAAATTTTCTGGATTAAATTTGTTTAAAAATGGAATTCCATATCCTGATATTTTACCTTTTGCGTATGGTGGTCAAGATCTTGGTTCAGCACTATCACAGGCTTTCATGCAAACAAATTACCTATATCTAATTCAAAAACATCTATTTGCCGCAGAACAAATAGGTACAGATGAAAAAATTATATCATCTTTGTATAATGGAGTTTGCTCAGGTCAATATTTTACAGATAATCTGGATTCTGTTCAGCAGTCCGAAAAAAGTTCTCAGTTGGCAATTTTTTCTAGAAAACAGGGTAGATTAGGCTATCAAAGCGAAGAAGTTAAAACAGAGCTTGGCACGGTTTTTGAAGCAATGTCACAATTTGCATATTTCATTTGCGGAGCAGCACAAGCGCTTGAATACTCATATTATGGCGGTGCATCCGGCATTGAGTCAACAAAATTAATTCAACAACAAACCATCATTGACACTTTAAAAGAAATTCTAGATGTATCCAACTTCACCGTTCCAGAGGAGGCTGAAAGCAAATCAAGCCTTAAGCCTGGAGAAAACCCTTTTTATGATACCGAGTTAGAAGCTGAGCTTTATTGGGCTGAGAAAGGTTATAAGCTTGAAGAAATCGACTCGATCCTTGCAGGTAACTTTATACCTGAAGGATATGAACAATATGTTTCAGAAGACATCGACCGTGTACCGGATCTTGATATCGATGGATCTAAAGATTTTGAATACCTAAAAGATTTATTAAAACAAAGATTGGAAAAAATAAACACTTACTTTTATAAATTTGGAGCATATAAAACTTTTAATTTATTAATAAGATTAAATGATGCAGGCGGCGCCGCAATTGACACCACGATTCTTGGCGCCTTAAATGAATTAGTAGAAGATTTATCTCTAGAAGTTAAGCCTTTTCCGGGGCCTCAAGGAATTAAAAATGAGACTACAAAAAATGCTCAATCTTTTACACGGGCTGTATTGGAAAGAAAGTATTTTCTAAGAGAAAAGGAAACAGGCATTCTTTATTTTAAACTTCCCTTAATTTATAAATTTGATTCGATATCCAATGCATCAATGTATACAAAGAATATTCTTGATGCACAACAAAGCAATAATATTTTTGATATAACTGAAGAGGAGATTGCTATTGCCCTACAATCCCTTTTCCAATCGATTCCATATCAAGACTTGTTGTCTTTTATGTCGATCCTTGTAAATCAAATAGTGGAGATTGAGTATCCTTCTGTTAATGATATTTTTAAAAACACAATTCGTACACTTGGAACTGGAACACAACAAGCACTCGCAGCTTCTAACAGGGTAAATAACCCTGATTTGTATGCAAATGAAATGGACGCGTCATTTTATAACTCTCCGAGTATGTCTAACCCAAACTTAATCTCTGCGTTTATAGAAGCTATTTTTAAAGGTGTCGCGAATACGACAGACCCAACGTGGCGTACTCCTTGGTTTTTACCTGGACCATTAACTCCATTTGGAATCATAGCAAAACTACTAGAAGGAGCCGACGACGAGTCGGCCACGGACACTCCAGAAAAATCGGCCAATAAAAACAAAGAAGAAACAGATACATCACAAGCCTATGAATGTAATGATGGCTCGCAAGCAATTGAAGAATAACAGTAATTATGCTAAAAGAAAATAGTTTTTATAAACTATTTATGAACAAGGAGATTGTTGAATGGCGTTAGTGTCAAATAAAAATAGACCACCTGGTTTAGATGCTGCTTTACCATTGAGTCAAAATAATAGCGATCTTTTTTATGAACTCCTTAGAACGATAAAATCAAATATACGACAAAACTTAAAGATGTTATTATATACTTCACCGGGTGAAAGAATAATGATACCGGATTATGGAGTTGGAATTAAAAGATTTTTATTTGAACAAGCACCAGAATATTTTATAGACGAAGCAATAAGACGACAGGTAGAAAAATATCTGCCCGAAGTTATAATACTTTCGTTAAACATTTCTAGGAGTGAGAAATTAGCTAAAAAAACTGGAGCCACAAATAATCTATCTATAGAGTTAATATATGAGATAAGTGGCTATAACGTGAGGGATGCTTTGATAGTCGTTGATAGTCTAACGGAAATTTAATAAAGGAAATTATAAAACATGGCAGATAAAAAACCAGCGATAAATTATACTAGTCGTGATTTTACAACGATTAAATCAGACTTAGTTGACTATGCCAGAAGATATTATCCTGATACCTTTAGAGATTTTTCAGCAAACTCTTTTGGCTCTCTTATGTTGGATACTGTTTCTTATGTTGGTGATGTTTTATCATTTTATTTAGATTATCAAGTCAATGAATCATTTTTATCTACAGCCACAGAGTATGATAATGTTTTAAAAATTTCTAGGCAATTAGGTCTTAAGGCTAATCTGGCACCGGCATCATTTGGAGTATTGACTTTTTTCATCGAAATACCAGCCGGGACCAATGGTGCTCCCAATTATAATTACGCAGCAGTTTTAAAAGCAGGCAGTAAATTTTCTACCAGCGACGGAAAATTGTTTACGTTATTGGAAGATGTAAATTTTAGAGACATCGAACAAAATGAGGTGGTACCTGCTCGCTTCGGTCCTGATAGCTCCACCCCAGCTTCATATGTTATTAGAGCCCGTGGCCAAGCAGTTTCTGGTGAATTACTTGTGCAAAATATACGAGTTGGGGCGTATGAGAGATTTAGAAAAGTTGAAGTTCCTGGAACAAACATAACAGAAATAGTCTCTGTCGTAGATACAGAAGGAAATCCCTATTTTGAAGTAGATTACCTAACTCAAAACGTTGTTTATGTTCCAGTGCAAAATACTGGGGCTGATAGTAGTTTAGTCCCAAATATATTAAAACCTTTGGCTATTCCGAGAAGATTTACTGTTACACAAGAAAGAAACGCTGTCCTGCTGCAATTTGGTTTTGGCACGGAAGAGACAGATGTTGATGTTTTAGATCCTTCGCTTGTTTTAGTTAATCAACATGGTAAAAATTATGTTTCTGATGATTCTTTTGATCCTGCCAAACTAGTGAAAAGTGATAGTTTGGGAATTACCCCTTCAAATACTGTGTTAACAATCATCTATAGGGTCAATACAGCTAGAAACACAAATACAGCTGCAAATACAATTATTTCTGTAAGAGATCCAATTATAAATTTTGAAAGTGAGATCGAATTAAACTCTTCTCTAGTTCAGACCACCCGTGACAGCCTAGAGGTCACAAACGAAACAGCATTTGTTGGTTCTAGACCGTTACCAAATGCCGATGAGCTAAAAGAGAGAGCTTTCGGCGCGTACTCTATGCAAAACAGAATAGTCACACAAGAAGATTTAGTGACGGCTGCATATACAATGCCTTCTTCTTTCGGATCAATTGCGAAAGCCTCTGTACTACAAGATTCGGATTCTTTCAACCAAAGAAACATTAACTTGTATGTTATGTCCCGCGGCGCCGATGGTAATTTTCAAAAACCAAATGCAACTATAAAAAATAATTTAAAAACATACATATCTAGGTATAAAATGATTAATGATTCAATTGACATTTTGGACGCAAATATTATTAATTTATCAGTATTTTATAACATAATAGCTTTTCCTGACGCTGATAAATTTAAAGCCCTTGACAGTTCAAAAAGAGATTTAAGCTTGTTCTTCAGTAGAAGAAAAGATTTTGAAATTGGAGAGTCTTTTTCAATAACAGATGTTTTTAGTGTTTTGAAAAATTCACCATTGGTCTTAGACGTTGTTGAGGTTAGTGTTGCAACTAAAAACGGTCCACTATATGCGGACACAAATTTTAATGCTGAAAATGAAATGTCATCTGACGGCAGAAAGATAATTTGTCCGCGAGATTCTATTTTTGAAATTAAATTTCCTGATAACGATATCATAGGGACAGTTAAATAATGGCTATAAAAAGATATTACGCTACAAAAGATAACACGATCACAAACGCTTTCAAATCTAGTTTGTCTCGCCGCGGCGTAAGCGGCAATATGGGGCAATCTGATATTCTTGAAACATTTAGCATATACGCTCAGGTTAGCTCTAGCACTGGACTGTCTTCTGAATTGTCAAGAATACTCATTGAGTTTGACACAGTATCAATAAATTCAGATAGAACTGCGGGTGTTATTCCGGCATCTGGTAGTGTTAACTTCTTTTTAAAAATGTATGACGCGGAGCATACACAAACTACGCCGAAGGATTATACTTTATTAGTACAGCCGATATCTCAATCTTGGAATGAAGGTCTTGGATTGGATATGGAAGAATATTCAGATGAAGATGCCTCAAACTATATTTCTGCTTCCAGCGGTGTTCCTTGGGCAGAGAATTCTGGTAGAGCCACTGCTTCAATTGAAACCGTCGTAAAGGAGTTGCTTACTGCAGGGACGTTTACATTAACAGATGCAGCCGGCACCTCAACAACATATGGGTTTGTAACAGGTGTGAACGTATCAGCAAACACCACAGCTTATACTCCTGGTACCACTGTTAACATTGGTATTGACGGCATGGCCGGTGGCGATGCTGGAGCTACCGCAGATCAAATCATTGCACGCATTAATGCCGGTACAAATATCGGCTTTACCGCATCAAAAACAGGTAATAATGTTCTTGTAACCCAGAATACTGCTGGCACCGTAGGTAACAAAACGAACGCACAGGATTCAGGAATGGGTTCTTTTGTCGTTAATAATTTTACAGGTGGCGCCAATGTTCAAGGTGGTAGCTATGTCGACATCCCAGAATACACTTTTACTCAATCGTTTGATACTGGTTTTGAAAACTTAGAGGTGGATGTAAGTCATCTAGTCGAAGATTGGATTAAGGGGCCTAGTAACAATGGTCTAAATAATTTTGGCTTTGGGGTTCGTCTGACAGGTTCAGATGAAAC